CTTTCAATTTGGCCAAACGCCAATCGTTGTGACAGAAACGGTCGGGTACACCGCCGGCTCAGCCCCATCTGAAGTTTATGACACTGTTTTCAAAGGCGGACTTTCTGACTATATCTCACCGAAAACAAGGGACAGAACGCTCCAATTTATTGCCCTGCAAACCAGCAAAACGGCCCGTGCATTTTTTCATAACATATTGATTCCACTTGGGCTTATCGTATTCTTGGCGCTTGTTTTACTGATACTGAAGCAATACAAAACCCTTTTATGTGTTATATGCCCCCTGCCAATGGCAGCCCTGGCATTTCTCGCAGCACAAACCGGATTCTTCATGTATTACTTTTCAGTTTACTTGTTTGGATATGCAGTTTTTTTTGCCACTGTAATTTTAATGATAAACAATGCTGTCAATAAAATTAATCAACCCGCCAAACTTTTACCCGGCAAGGAGCAGTATTAATACCAGTAGTGGTGTTGCCAAAAAGCGTACCTGTTCCAGAGGCAGTTCCAAACAAACCGCCGTTGCCAGTTTGTATGATAATTGAATCATCTACCTGTCCAACCGCTGTGCCAACACCGTTGCTAGCAGAAGTTGCATATATTTGTGTAAACTGAATTGTCCCCCACATATTGTTATAAAAACATTCTACTTGACAAGCTACGTAATGACCTGGAAATGGGTTATCCATTACATAGCGCTGGTTGATTGTAATATTCGCCGGACTAGGCTCGCTACCTCCGTTGGGGTAGATAATCGTAAAACGGTCAGATAGCATATTTAAAATAGCCTGAGACAATGCATCTGCCACCTCTGATGCGCTCATCGCATCGTTAATATCCTGTTCAGCATTATCCACACCGAACTGAGCTAGCGCAGCAGCCATTAAGGTGGCTTGTTTTAATGCCTTGTTATTGATGTTTGAGCGTGCAAGCCCCGGCACATTACCACTAGAGCGTAGCGTGTCCGCTTCGTATTGATCATCCGTGATGATATTTGCATTAGATGCAACTGCAAAAGGCAAAATCTTGTTTGTAGCCATTGTTTCTTCCTTCGTTTTGAGTTGGAGTTAAAACCGTTCCCCATGAGCCAATATCCCAGCCTGCAAGTGCGCTGGTTTCTTCAACGTCCCAGGCAAACAGCGGGCCTTCTTCGCTGACAGAAAAATAATTGATCTGCACGCCCTCGGGCTTGAGCGGGATATAGCCGCCTGTGAGCAACGCCTCCCAGATCGGTGAAAGCGTGGTGCCTGCAATCCCCACCACCATGGACATGTCCTGGTTGTCCTGGATCACAATCGGGGCATCGTTAAAAACAATCCGCCAGGCTTCATATGCACCTGGTATCGTCCCATCCCAATGGTTGGCGGCAATCTTGGCTTTGATCACAATCCGGTAAAAATCATCTGGCAGATCAATCAGGCCGCTGTCCGGGTCGTATGGTCCTTTCCATACGCCGTATTCCCAGCCCAGGTTTTCATCATCCCAGGTGAAATACACATCGGTGATGGGTGTTGAAATGCGCCGGGAAATACCCACCCACAGCCCCACAGCGTCCAGTTGCACGCCGATAGCATCATCCAGATCAAACGCCTGCGGCAATGACAGCAAAAAATTCATCACTTCCACCAGCGGCTCAATGCTGGCTTTGACTGTAGCCATGAAACGGGGCTTATCCCTGTGTTCACTGGTAATCAGTGAGAGGTATTCTTCAACTGTTTTCATAAGACGTTTATCACCACATCAACCAGATCCGCCTGGGCCACCTCATTGAATGCAATGTCTATGTTGGTCTCCGCCAGCGGGTCACCATCACGGGAGAGCATGACATTGACAATATCAAAGGTGTTAAATGCCACGTTACACGGCAGGTTGGCCGGTACATACAGCTTGCTTTTAAGCACATCTTCACCAATGCCCAAGCCGTTAATCATGGCCGCTACGGCTGCCTTGATCTCATCGGCATAACTGGATAGGTAGCCTGGCAGCGGGGAGATGTCGATCTGCGCAGCAACTTGGACCACTGTTGGCCGGTAAAAATTGATCGTGTTGGGCATACCATATTCATCATAGGTTGTGACTGATGTCGTGCCATAGGTGCCCGTGCCTGGCGTCTTTTTGATGGCGATGGCGTCCGCAATGGCCTGGGCATCGCCGCCCTCAACCACAATGGCGATATGGTGACCTGGAATGCCGTTAGCATCCGTGATGTTGCTGTCGTTTTCATAACCGCGCACACGGGTCACACCTTCCACATCAGCAACCGCCCCCACCGTGCCCTCAAAGATTGATTTTGAAGGCAGCGCCACAGAGTAGGTCTGACGGCGGCGCAGCTCGGCATCCTGCTCTATTGCGGCTCCAGGTGTTGCCGCCTGCGGGTTGTTCACCGTCTGCCAGCCAAGTGTCGGCGTGGCTATTTTGTTCACCGTATTGGCCTGTGCGGTGATGTCTCCAGCGTTTTCTGCGGTAGCCGTGACGGTGATTTCACCGGAAGCCGGAATGACCACCTGAGACGGCAAAATCCATTTTTGCTCCTGTGTGTCCTGGGCTATGCCGTTGGTGATCGTGGCGCCCACCTGTCCGACAATGCGCAGATCCACGGTTGAATTGCTGGCCACGCGCCGGGAAATGCCATTGATTTTGACGTTGCGGCTCAGTGCATCTCCTTGCGCAGTCTGCGGCGAAAAACTGCTGTATAGATGGGAGGCGATCTGCATCAGGTCATACTGCGCCAGCGCCACCACCGCCAGCCACTGCCCGTCCTGGCTGTCGGCTTCCAGATAGACATCATCCCCGTATATCTGGCGGTAACTGGCCTGCAGCTTGACCAGCACAGTCGGGTAATCATCATAAGTGATGCCATTGGCATCCAGTGTCATTGTGCTCATAGCAGTTCCGTGATTTGTGTCTGTCCATAAACCGTGTCTATCTGTGCAACAACCCGGCTGGTGCGTGTATCAGGGTCATGTGTGCGCTCATACTCAACCAGTTCTGACAAGCCCTGAGTTTCCAGAATGCGCTCACGCAATGCCGGGTCTATCGTGTCCTGTTTGTTTTTGCCCAAAATGGCCTGCTGGTAAGGCGTGCCTTCGGTCATGTCTAAAAACCATTCATCCAGCCACAGCTTGAGCCGTGTCACCACTGCCTGGGCCACCGCCTCGGGCTGATTCCGGTAAAAATCAGCCTGCTGGTGCCCAAACATCATGTCGCCGTTGTCGTCCAGTTTTCTGTATCTCATGCGTTGGGAACTCCTGTATTGGCGTCACCTTCTGTATACGGGTGTGTATGTGTGCCACTGACATTACGGCCCAGGCTGGTCATGCTGCCGCCGTTGTGAATGAAAGTGCCGGAAAGGTTATAGACACCGTTATGATTGATCCGGCCTGAGAAGGTTGATGTGCCACCGCCCAGCCCGGCAGAGAGCGCATTGGTCGTGGTGGTGCCGGAAACAGTCAGATTGCCGTTGATGGTCTGATCACCTGTCAGGGTGTAATTTCCGGTCTGCCCGGTATTGCCTTCGTGTTCAATGTCGCCTTTGATGTAGATCGTGCCGTTGGTCAGTTTGATATAGGTGCTTCTCGCTTCATTGCGCAATTCAATGCCATCTGCCTGTACGCTGCTTAAGCGCCTGGGCTGGCTGGTAGGCGCAGGAATGGCAAAACCGTCTGAAAGGTCGTGCATTCGGAATTCCGCAGGCTGGCCAATCCCGCCTGACTGCCACCAGGCGTCAATGCAGCGCGAAGCGAACACCACCAGCACTTCGTCACCTGCACTGATGGGCAAGGTACAGGCAAAGCCGCCCCCGCGTGGCCAGACAATGGGCACATCAACCAGTAAAGGCAGGTTCACATACTGCACGCTGCCCTGTTCGTCACTGACAGCGCCCTGGATCGAAGGCTGCACGGTTAGGGTCTGTGTGTCCAGGTTTGCGCTTTGCACAATGCCGGGCAGTGCGGTCCAGACCTGGGCCATCCGCCCATCCATGGCAATGCGCAGCGCTTCCTCTGCATCTGCAAGATGCTCCCGGTTATCCACGGACACCCCCTGTTACATCCAGGCTGATTCCGACAAAATCACAGTACCAGTCATTACCGCGGGTGTCGCCTGAATAGTCAATGGTCAGCAGTTTATACACCCCGTCACGGTCAAGCGGGGCTGGTTGATTGGCTGCATTGTTCTTGCTGCTCTCAGGCAAGCGGCTTTCCTGAATCTGTGATTCATCAATCTGCACTCTGGCCCCGATCTTGAGCATGGGATTGAGCAGGCAACGCGCCTTGATGCCGTCATTGGTCTGCTCAGGCGTTCCAACCAGTCCGGTTTTGCTGGTCAGCACAACCGCCTGAGCGGGCAGCAGCCCGTCCTGCCGAATGACCTGCAGTTGCCCGTTCTGGATTGACCAGGAAGCGTCCGAACTGGCGCAGGACTGGCGCAGGTAATTCCGGGCCATGCCGTACATGACTTTACCGCGTGGCAGCCGCTGCGCTGGCAGCGTGTCGATAAACCCGCCCTGAGTTCCCTTGCCCTGCATGGCGCGGCTGATGGCACCAATCTGGTCGGTTTGTGTCGCACCGGCGGCAAGGGTTGTATTGACAACAGCGAAGTTATAGGCCAGGTCACCATCCCCGGCACTGATTTCCAGATAGGTATCCGTGCCGTTTTCTTTGCCCAGCCGTACCTGCTTGATGGTGCCGTCAAAGATCACACCGTAATTGCTTTCATAACCTGCCTGCAGAATGACCCGCGTGAACTCGTTGCGGATGCGCTTGGCGGTATCGGCCTGCAGGTTGTAGATCACAATCAGCGCCTTGTTGGGTGTTTGGGCGTCTTTCTTGGAGACTTTGAACACGATACGCAGGCCACTGAGGTCCAACCCCTGCCCTTCGCCTGCCACAACCAGGTTGCAGCGGCGCATGTACTGTAATTCGCTCATACGATGAAATACACCTTGGATGATTGCCCCAGACTGTCCAGCGTGGGCGGCTGCAGTTCGTCACCCTCGGTGTAGCAGATCAGGCTGGCATTAATCAGATGCCGGTGCTGCATCAGCAGATCAACCCCTGTCACAAGCGGCATGCTGGACAGAACCGGCGTTTCGTCTGTATCCATCAGGCTGAATTCCCATATCTCACTTTGCGCATTCCAGCGGTTGAGCGCCACATAGCTCACGCCCAGCAGGGTAATTCCAAAGCGCTGCGGCGTGTTGACCAGCGGGATTTCGTACACATCAGCCATTAGCCCCTCCTGTGAGAATGACCAGCGCACTGTTGCGCTTGCTCTCATCTGTGATTTCCTGCGGGTTCTTGTTGCCTGCGTTCTGCGTGGCCCCGGTACGCCCCGGCTCTCTTTGCTGCTCACGGGGCGGAACACTGGTCACTTCCACCTGTGTCAGGTTCACTTCCTTGAGATCAAAACTGACTGAAAGCACGTTTTCAGTGGTACGGTCGGTGTTTTGCACGAGCGACTTGATCAGCATGTTTTTATAGATGCGCTTGCCAGTAACGACATCTATCGGAATGCGGCTGGCTTGCAGGTCCAGCAGTTTGCGGTAGATTTCTTCCAGGGTGTTTTCATCTTCGCCAAAAACGGCTCTGATGGTCACAACGGATGAAAGTTTGTAGGCATGATCGGTAATATTCGCGCCCTGCTGCACTGGATGGTCGGTGATTTCAAGGTCATCGCTGGCCAATTCCTCCTGCGTCACTTCGGCGTAAAATTCACCGATCTTGCGCCGGGGCCGGATGGTCGCCGGAATCGTGGTTTTGGTCAGTTTCATTGCGCCACACTCCGCAGGTTGCGCACCATGTCATCGTTGACGCGCTCCATCTGGTTGCCCACTTCGCGCCCAGTGGCTTGCGGGTCGTTGCTGCCGTTGACAGTGATATTGACCTCCTGGCTCACACTTTGGGAATTGTTGGCCGCATCACGCCGGGCGATGGCCCGGTCATATATGGCCGCATCCTCTTCCTGCATCTGCCGCAGGCGCGTCTGCTGATCATTCCCGGTGGCCCATTCAAACGCACTGGTCAATCCCCCCAGCGCCTGCTCATAGCCAGGGATGTTGTTCAGCGTTCTACGTACAGAATCAGCCATTTCCATGAGTTTGCGGTCAATCCAGTCAAAAATCCCGGCCAGGAAATTTTGCAGGCCGGTCATGATGCCTTCAATGATTTCTGATGCCAGTCGCCAGGCGCCGGTAAAGTCTCCTGTGAGCAGAGCAATGACCACACCGATCATGTTCATGATCACCTCAAGCACGCCCGTAACAAAGCGGCCTATTGGCCCGAAGTGGTAGTCTATGCCCTCCTTGAGCACACGCCAGGCCCCGACAAAATCCCCTGAGAGAAAGCGCACCAGTGCGTCACCGATGTACAGGATAAAGTCAATGACAGACTCAATGACACGCCCCAGGTAACGTATACCGTTGATGGCTGCTGTAATGCCAGGCTCCCATTCAGACCAGTCAATCAGGCTGTTACCGCCTTCCTTCCAGGTCAGAAAATCATCAACCAGCAGCCCGATAGCGGCCACCAGCGAAAGCACGATGCCCAGGGGTGAAGCCAGAAACGACAGATTGAGCAACCGCCATGCAGCAACCGCGGACAGAATGTACCCGGCCCAGCCGTCGGTCTGTTTGTTGATCTGGATAAACCAGTCAATGATCCTCCCGGCAAGCTGCCCGATCCTGCCCACCACGGCCAGAAACGCCTGCGCAATGCGCAAAATGATGTCCACCACGGGCTTGATCGCCGCGATGATCTTCGGGCTGTTCTCCTGCAGCCACTTGCGGGTAAAATCAATTGTTTCCCGTATCTGCTTCATGAATGCCAAACCCACGGCATCCTTGATGACCTCCATCACCCCCTTAAGGCGCGTCAGTGCATCATTGAATTTGCCGGATTCTTCAGCAGCTTTGCTCGCGTCAATGCCTGCGGCCCGGTACATCTCGGAAAATTCTTCTGACAGACCGGAGACATCTTCCGTCAGTGCCCGGATCATCGTCGGGTCAATGCCAAGTTTAGACAGCAACGCCAACTGCTCCCCGCGGGCCAGCCCCTGCAGCTTGCTGCGCAGTTCGTCCATCAACTGCGCGGTGTCTTTCAGATTGCCATTGCTGTCTTTGGCCTGCAGACCCAGTTCCTTGAAGATGGCTGCGCCGCGCCCGATGCCTAAAGCCGCCTCACCTGCAACCCGGTTCAGCCCTTCCAGGGAACGCTGAGAGGCTTCCACGCTGGAGCCTGTCAGGGACGCTACGTAACCCAGGCGTAATACTTCCTCGGCCGTGGTATTCACGCGGTCGGCAATATCACCAATGGCGTTGTATTTGTTCGCAATGCCACTGACAAATGAGGTAATGGCTCCGGCAGCAGCGACCGCCGCAGTGCCCAGGGCCACCACGGTCAATGTTGCCGTTTTGATGCCGTCGGAGAATTTTTTCATGGACGTTTCGTCCACGTCAAAGCCAAGCCCGACCAGGAACTCCTTGATGGTTTCAGCGTTCATTTGCTATTTCGTAACGACGTTGGTTTTCATATCGGACATCCAGCGCATCATTCATGCGTGCAATGTCAGCGAGGTCCAGCGTGCCATCCAGCAGGCTTTCATATTTGCATATGCCCTCCATGACCGGGCGCATCAACCAGTCCTCACCATCGGGCATACTTACCCACTCGACTTGTTTTTGAGTTGTTGCAGCGCGTCGCTCAAAGCCGAGGGGTTTTCGGGAAAAAAACCGGACAGGTTGTATTGCAGTGCATTCCAGACCAGTTGCAACATCGTGACCATATCGGTTTCAATGTCGGCAAACATCAACTGTTTCCCGGTGATCACAGATGCCCAGCCAGAGCCGCCATCATCCCGCCTGGATACAACGTCAAGCAGTTTGAAGATGCAGTAATTGGCTTCTTCGTCCTGCATCTGTGACAACGCTGTGCTCAAGGGCGTAATAACGGCCATCATTTCATCGTCCTTGAGTTCTTTGTCATCCCTGATTTTAGGCAGCAGTTCAGAAAACACCGGAGCCAGCGCCCCCAAAAACGGGGCCATCCGGCGTCCGACATGAAACTGGTCAAACGCGTTGAGTTTACCGGCACGGTAGCGCCTGCCTTTGACTTCAAACTCTTTCATCATTCAATCTCCGGGGTGCCCACACCCAAAATAACGGTTGATTTGATAGCTGCAAAATGCCACTCGTTTAACCCGCCTTCTGCGGCATAGGTCAGCGGGGTTTGCGTATTGAATGCCACCTGCGAGAGTGTGATCACATCACCGCGTGCGGAGTCACGCAACACAATGGTATTGCGGCCATGACGGGCGCTGGAAGCGGTCTGGTAGTTGAAAAGCACCTGCAGTTGGGCATTGACCGGGGATGTTTTTAACAGGCGCACGGTCACATTCTGGGCACTGGTGGCCATCAGGGAATGCATACCACTGCCATCTGCTCCGAGCAACAGTGTGCTTTTATCCTCTACGGGTTCAAGCGTTATGCCTTCTTTGGCGGTGGCCGCGCCATTGGCCAGGTTAACCGCGCCGCCCGGCCCTGCCAGTGTCGCGGAAATGTCTAGAAACGAATAAGCTGCCATGATTTCTCCTTATCGGTTGACGTCAATGAGCACATCCAGATCATGGATGGCACCTGCGAGTTTGACGGCGATCTGTATCGGCTGGGCGGTACGCTGCTCACGGATAGATTGCGCCTGATCAGCGACCGGAGCCGAGAACAGGTAATAGCCTGAGTCCAGGTAATCACCGCGCTGCAACTGGCCAAAGCCGTCGGCATTCCACACGCCCGGAGCAATCAGACCGTTATTCACGCCTTCATCACATACAGAAGCGGCTTCGGTGAGCAATTGGGTCTGCCCCTCTTCGGTCTGCGGGATTTTGGTCTTGCTCTGGTACAGCAGGTTATACAAGGCGTTTTGCACTGCATCGGCAAACCAGTCCAGCCCATGGATTTCGTCAAAATAAGCCCCGCTTGGCATCGTGCCCCACTGCACAATCGCGGTGTCGTTGTCGTACTGCACAAACACATTGATGTTTTTGGTTTTCAGCGTTGCGGCCTGGGTTGCGGTGAGGTTTTCTGCAACGATGCCGGGCTCTTGCTTATACATCAGTGTGATGGTGGAGCGGTTGGCGTTGAAGTTGACGGAGAAGGCACGGCCAAACAGGGATGCTATAGCATACGGGTTCTGGCTGTACTGTACCGGCGAGCGCTTATAGCCCAGCGCCTTGAGCCTGCTGCCAATGTCGTCTGTCCATGTCGCATCCAGCGCCCGTGTGTCGGTTTCGGTGATCCCGAAAATCCGCGTTGTGGTCGCGGCTTCAATAAAGCCTGCAATGGCTATCTTTTCATCATCGGTGGGCATGGTAGAAGCGGCAAACATCAGCCCGTACCATGCGCTGGACTCATCTGCCAGAGATGTCACGGCTTCCAGCGGGCTTTCAGCGTCTGCGCCATCCGTTGGCACCAGTGCCGTGCTTGCGGTCATCTTGAGCATGGCGGCCAGATCGCCGGTCGCGTAACCCACTTTAGATGTGGCCCCGGTGGAGTCGGCTACGATGGTAAAGCGTGTACCGTCCCAGGCAATGGTTGCCCCGGTCAGTTTGTCATTGATGATGTTGGCCACACCATTGAGGTTGGTCTGCCCTGAAAAGTCCAGTTCATCCACTGTCTGAGGTGTTCCGTCAATGCTGATGGTGAAACTGCCTGCAGTGATGGCCGTCCAGTTGCTCATCTGTTTTTCAGCATCGGTCAAAATTGCCCCGCGGATACTGGCAGGGGTTGCCGTGCGTGCCCAGCGGCCCACAGCCAGATTGAGCGGCTTGGGCGTCTGGCTGTAATAGAGTTCTGCGGCCAGGTACTCGGGCGCACTGACGCCAAAGTCTGCTGCAACGCCTTCAAGCGTGGTATACGTGCGGATGCGCTCGCCCATGTCAATGACGCTGGAATCTCCCACAATGAGCAACATGCCAAAGCCACGCCGGGCTGCAGCAACCGGGGCCAGATTCACCGTAACGCGAATCAGGCTGTTAACGCTTAATGTCATTTCTTCTCTCCTTAGTTGGTTTTGATCGGTGTCTGGATGTCCTCAAAAGGCATGATCTGGAAAATCCGTTTTTCTTCTCTGGCTATCTGCATTTGCACATCACAGCGCCAATAGGTTTGCCCGTTGACGATTTCGGACATGTTCAACGGCTCGCCCCAGTCGGCAATGGTCACCCCTTCGCGGCGAATTACGTCCCTGTTTTGGCTGATCTGAATCGCATCCAGAAAACGCATTGCGTTGTCACTGCATGCCGGACCGTAAAACATCAATTGCAGGGTTTGCGTGTTATGACGCTGCGTCTCCAGGGTTTCTTCGCCCGGCTTTTGATAGGCGTTATCACCCGGCGTGATGCTGGTCAAACGAAATGCCAGCCAGTCAATAGAGGATTCAGGCACGGGCGGCGGGTCTTTCTGGTCCGCAGGTCTTACCAGTGTCCCGTCCAGGCCCGTCACACCGACCAGAAACTGCTGGATCAGGCGTGTGTATGCCTGCCCGGTCAGTGTGGCATCCTCTGGCAGCAAGTAACCGCCGGTTTTACTGCTGTTCATGGTTATTGACTTTTGTATTGGTGATCGCGGCCTTGGTAAAACCCTGTCCGTAGTTGGTGAAGTTTTCTAAAATGCCAAGCACCTGATAGTGCTCACCCTGCCAGATGATCACATCGGCATAACCGTTGGGGCTTTCGGTGAACAGTTCGCCCTGGTAGTACGCCACATGTGTGGCACGCAGCCGGGATCCTTCGGGCAGCAGTGCAAAATCATCTGCCGTACCAGTCTGAATCACCATCATGACTTGCAGCGGCGCCACATCGGTCACAATATGCTCGCCGTATTCGTTGGTCGCAGATGCCCGTCTGACCAGTTGCACCGGATCAGCAAAATCCGGGTCATTCATCAGAAATGAAACATCAATGTTGGCCATTATTTTTTATCCCGCACCACATAAGTCATTGAGTTGCGCAGTTGCCCGGTATCTATCAATGGTCGCGCATTTGCAGGATTGGGCTTGTTCCCTGCTTTTCTGCTGGCCAACTCCTGCGCTGCACCTTCACGCCCCTTTCTGGCACGCGCCCTGAGTGTGCCTTCTTTCAGAGGTTCAAAGCCTTCACCCTCGGTCATGGTCTTGCGCACAGATGCCTGTGCCACCAGTCCGCAGGCGTTCAAGCCACGCTCAATGGCACCATCATCGGTAAATGCGTCTGTTGCAGAGTCCTGCAGGATGTCTGCACACTTGCCTTTCACCGCTCGCACCCCAGGCACCAGCGAGGGCCGCGCCGGGATGTTGTTGGCCGGTGAGCCGTTTTCGTGGATATAACCAAGGGCAGCATTATTGATAGAATGGCCATCATCCTTGCGTACAGCCCGGTCTGACGGAATACCCACCAGCAGTTTCTTGCGCTCCATGTTCTGCACAGCCCGCAAAACCTGCTCTGTCACGTCCTTGGTGATCTTGATCATGGAATCTGCATCACCTGTGTGCCAAACAGCCGAATCAGCCAAATGAAACGCTTACCGTAAGGCGTTGCATTCCAGTGCCCGGCATCGAGTTCCAAAGAACTGCCGGTATCGTAACTGATCGAGGCTGATCCGACTGTTTTACTGGCCACCGCCCCGGCATTGCCAGAGCCTCCAGAGATCGCAAAAGCCGCCCCCTGCTTATCCAGAATCAGGTTATGTGCCGTGAACAGGTACACCACCTTTTCATAAGACTTGCCGAACCGGGCAGCAGACAAAAGCTGTTGCCCAAGTTCAAGCCAGAATTGAATGCTCTCATCTGGCCATTGCACTTGATCTGCAAACACAGGGAAGGCTTTACGAAACCCGGACGCCGAGATCATTTTTTGCCCTTTTTAGTCTCGGTCTTCACTTCCGGTTCTGGCGTGAAGGGTTGCGGTTTAGGTTGCCGCAACACCTTCACCACACCGTCCCTGATAAGCCCATCCCACAGCGGCCCCCTGGCCAGTTCGTCAGGGACGATCTGCTGGCCAGTACCAAAAGTAAAACAGCCCAGAGTGACTGGGCTGCTGAATTGTGCTTTCATGGTGCCTCCTTATGCGGTGTAGTCCGCGTAGGCCGCGAGTTCGGGATAGATGAAATCCACCCCACCAAAACGCGCATACAGTGCGCTTTGGAACGTCAGGATATTGAATCTGTGCACACCCAGCGTTTCAGGCATGACCGGCACATTGAATTTCACAAATTCTCTGTTACGGGTGTAAACTGCTGCGCGGTGCTTGCCTGCAGCCAGACCAGGCACTTTCTGGGCGTACTGGTTTGGAATGCCTTTGATGCTCACAGGACGTCCGGCGACCTTGCCGAGTTTTTGCGTCAGCAAATCCAGCGCCGTCAGCGGCAATCCCTGCAATGAGATGACATTACTGTCCTCTTTGAGTGCCAGAGTAGCCAGATCGCCACCATCAATAGCCATGGTATCAGGCCACATATTGCCACCAGAGGCGTTATAGGCCGCCACAAAAATCTCTGCAAAGAAGTCCCGCGCCTGCTGCGCCGTCATGTCTTTCAGCGATGCCGCCGGGGTGACGGCGCTTACAGCAACATTGGGCGAAGTCAACAGGCCCGTGATACGGCTGTCGCGTGCATGTCCCAAAAAGCCGGTTTTCTGGATCGTGTGCATCGAGTTACGGCGCAGGTTTTCCAGTTTCACGGTATCCAGCGGCAATCCAAGCTGCTGGGCTTCATACAGCGCCTGAATGTTCCAGGTCGTACCTTTGGCCCAGGTGATGATCGGGCTTTGTTTCATCGAAACGTCCACGTCCACGGCTTCAATGCTGGAAGTTGTGTCTCCAATCAGCCCGTCATCCAAAGAGCCGCGCCCGTAAATCTGCGCCATCAATGCGGCCTTGTTGCCGCGGCCACCAATAGACACGATGTCCACAAAATCGCCAATAACGATTTCAGGGTACTCAGTTTGTGTAAAACTGTTATCAAACTCAGTCAGGGCATTTTGTAATTGGCCCTGGACTTCTTCAAAATTCAAATCATCCATTTATGTTCTCCTTAAGGCTGTTCTGCTGCAGCCACCACTTCCTTGCGGGTGATCTCTGCAATCGTGCCGGATACGCGCACCACCGTATATTGGGTGGCAATGCCTGCGGCGTTTGTGATCTTGCCTGCATCGTCACCTGTGGCAACGATATTGACGTCATCACCGCGCACCAGTGTGGCGCCATCGGCCATCTGTGCCCATACGCTGTCACCGTGGCCAATGTGCATGATGGAGCCGCGTTCCTGCGGGCGAATCAGTTTGAACATGCCGGTGGTGACGACAATGCCATGCACTTTGTCAGTGTCCGCAGTGATTTTCTTGAATCCCTGACGCTGCTGTGCGGTATCGTCAGTGCCGATGTTGTACGCCACAAAAATCCCGGTCGAGGTATTTGTGGTGTCCATGTTGGTTTCACCCCAGGCACGGCTGAGTGACTGGTCACCGCGTGCCACCTGCCCGGCAAATCCTGCAGGCTGGTTATCGTAATTTCCAAAATAAGCCATGTTTTTCTCTCCTTAGCTCTTGCGTCCAAAAATCTTGTTGACCTGCTCAGGGGCCATCACGCCGGGTTTGCTGTCGGTCGTTTTACTTGCGACAGGTAATTGTGAGCTGCGTTTGACTTTGAGCATTTCGGCTGTCGCATTGAACAACATATCGGTGTCTGCGGCGTCCATCGTTTTACCAGCCAGCAATTTTTCAACGATCTCTTTGCCGTCCTTGGTCTTACAGGCAGCTTCCAGCGCGTTTTTCTTGATATTGGTATCTACAGCAATACCTGGCGCCAGAATTTCAGCACGTGCAATGGTTTCAGCGTCCGGTTTGGCGTCCGTTGTTACTGCAGGTTTCTTGTCCACGGTGGCAGGAGCCTGTGCCTTGAGCATGTCAATCAACTGATTGACGGCCGCCAGCACCTGGGCGAGCACTTCATCGTCCGCTTGCGTTTGCTCTGGTGTTTGCGCATCCGTGCTGGGCTGCTGAGTCGCAGGCTGTTTCAGGGTCTGCACCAGTGTGGACAATTCCTTGGCAGCATCCGCCAGCGCAGTTGCTGTTGCCCCCGTATCCGCATCATTGGTTTTTGCGGCGGGTTGTGCTTGTGGCAAATCTTCTGGCATTTCGTCTAACGCCTTTCCGATTGTCTTTTTGAACATATCTTTCCAACTCATGAGTTTTTCCTCCGTTTGTGGTGGTGCGTGGTCAAAGATTGCGCACTCTGCCCCGCACCTACCTTGTGGAACGAGTGCTACGTGATTGATCTTGATGTCGGTCTGCTTCCAGTTACCGGCCTCATCCTGGATATATTTGGCGTTGTAGCCGCAGGAAACTTGCCGCAGTTTCTTGCTTCGAACTTTTTCAATGGCATCTGCATCCTGCACCAGAAGGTCAGCCATTAACTTGTCTGCATCTTCGCCGGTGCCTGGTCGCACATTCAAAACGGTCCCACTGGTTTCCCGCTTCCATGTTTCAGGGGTAATGAACTCCTTGGGATGAATGGCTGTGATAGATTTTCCATAGGCACTCGCCACTGTGTCAGATTTCTGCAATTCAGCGGCATCCCGTTCCACGATCATCGGAACATCTGAAATAGGCTGGCCATCATTGGTTTTGAGTTCCCCGGCCTTGTAAGCCAATCGTCCTGCCCGCGCTATCGGGACATCTCGGCAAAGTAAAAAGCCCTCGGGGGTTTCTTCTATCCTCTCCGAGAGCTTTTCAATGGTGTAAAACTGATTATTCATTTCTGTATCCCGGTATAACGGGTTCGGTGTAACAACGGCAATTGGGAAATGTCCCCGCGTGCCCAATAGTGCCATCGCTCAATGTCGGCGGCGTGCTCCACTTCACATAAACACCTTCCATGTCATCATGCGCATCTCTGACGTCCTTATCCCTTGCCGTGCGCCAGATATACCCCTCAGAGCCAACACTTTCGGCCCTGGCCTGGGTAATAACTTCGTTGGCCCTGGCAATCTCGGTTCTGGCAATCAGCATGGCTCGGCTTGCTGTGACCTGTTCAGTACGAAGCAGTTCTGCGGCCACCTCATCGGCGCGTTTGTTGCCTATCGCAGCTTGCAGTGCCAGTTCCTGCGCCCGCTCTCCAGCCTGAATCGGTATACTGGTAATCAGCCCGACCTGTTCACGTTGCAGCAACCTGACAACTTCAAGCAGCGCATTGCCATCCTGGCGAAACTGCCTGCTGATCTGCTGGGACAGGTTTGACCATTCGCGCCGGTTCACGCGGGTGAGTGTTTCCAATATCCGGCCTGTGATGGTTTCAGCCCACGGCCCAAGCACCTGCGCGTAAAGCCTTAACTGATCTGTCATCACGCCTGGATTAATCAGCGTTGCCCCCTGAATATGCGGGCTGATGATCGAGCCGACCGCCCTGGCAACTTTGCGTAACTGGGTTTCCAGTTGTTTTTCAGCGGTCTTGCTGGGGGTAAATTCAGACATTGCCAAATAAACGCTGTAACAGGGTTGGTTTTTCCGGCATAGTTACTTCCGCAGTCTGCGGGACAGCAGGGACTTGCGGCAACTCCGGCATTGTGGCCTGCTCATCACTGATATTGCTGAACATGCCTGTAACTTCGCTGGACTGCTTGAGTTCATTGATCGCTGTTTTCTGGTCAATGATGGTTTCGCGGAATGCCGTGGCCACCACGTTGGTCTTTTTCTCGGCTACAGTGGATTTGTCTAGTTCGCTCATCTGCCACAGTGCGTTGAAAGTGAATTCCATGCCGGTAGGTGCAGCCTCGCCAAACAGCGACCGATACAGTATCTGCAGTTTTTTGTATATGCCAGAGCGCATGTTGGATTCCTGAATGGCATGTACCCGGTCATAGTAATTTCGGATGTCACTTTCTCCAGTGGCACTTAATCCTGCTGGAGACTGCCCGAACAAACGCACCAGCGGAATACCCGAAGCCCCCGAGATATGCTGGCCAAACTGCAGCAGAATGTTGTCCAAACCTGAAAAGCTGTATGAGTGCGTTGCAAATATGTCCTTGGCATCGGTGATGGATAGCCCCTCATTGCTTTGCATCATGCGCATGGCCACCAGAGATTTCACCAGATTCTCATACGGTTCACCACCAAAACCAACAAGATCACGAAAACCGTCAATCTGCAATGTGCGTAAGTGTGCCTTGTTGACCAGGCTGGACGCGCCTGCCGTCACTTCGTCAAAGCGCATGATGGCATCTTTCATTCGCAGTATTTCAGACTGTCCCCAATACTGGTTCTGTGCCGCCCGGCGTCTTGGCAGCTTGCGCCCGATGCGCCGGATCACACGGCTATGGTGCACCACAACAGGATTTGTCTTTACTGCCGGGTCCGCGTAAATGGTGTAGAACACTGGCAAACCACGTTCAGGCCCCTCCTTGATGAGTTCCTGACTGACTTCAACCTCGTTTCTGTCGTACACGCAAGTGCTGACAAACTGGCCTTTGCCCACCGTGGATATATCCAAAGGGGTTTTGAGTTCCTGCCCTGCAATGTCGATGACTTCAATGGCACCGCCATACAATCGCGCCCAGCGGTTAAGGTCAGTTTCGTTGTCCCACAACCCCATTTTGGTCATCTGGGACTGTATTTCTGTTTCCTGCTCTGGATTATCAAGCCCAGTAATTTCGATACCAGCCTGGGTCATGTCTTCTGCAATGGTGTCAACCACCACGCCCGTGACCCAACTGGTTTCATACATCTGATCAAGTTGATCAGGGCTGGCATTGTTGGAAATGTAGGTCAGACCGCCTTGCAGGTTGTGCATTCCATAGCCCAGGTCATTGAGTAAGTTGACGATCCCGTCCATGGCCCTGGCTTCAACCGCTTGCTTACGGTTGATACGACGGGATGCTTTCACTGTTTTCTCCAAATTGAAATGTAGTCATTCACAGGTGCAAACGCCATAATCAAAGCGTCTGCCAGGTTGGGTGAAGGAATGCCCCGTTTCTTGAGGTCTTTCTTACTCTCCACCTTTACACGTCCGTTGTTGTCGTAGTCAATGCGTGGCCTGGATAACTCGGCTTTGAGGTATTCCAGTTTGGCCCCGATACTCTCGCTGTCCAGGCTGATCAATTCGTCCACCTGGTACTTTTCAAGCCCGTTAACAGCCCGGTAGGTTTTAAAGAACCGATCCCGCACGCCCCACCAGGCCTGCGCTTTGAGGTTGGAAAACATATCCTTGTTGGTTTTTCCTGCGGTATATTCCCTATTCGGGTCAAGCACAGCCCCTCCGGCATTAAAGCCCTCAACAGTGACTTTGGCCGTCCTGCCAAAACGGGCTTTTACACCAGCTCCGACCCCGATAGAGTCGTAAACAATCTCATTGATGGCATTTTGTGCTGCATACAGATTTACTTTGTCCGCTGCATCAATCACATCACCCTGCTTCCAGTCCTGCACATCCAGCACGATAGATCCATGCCGAAATACGATGGCTTTGCAGTCTTCTCCCTCGTCTGCCACGTCAAACCCGACACGGCGCACGCCCTCAGCATCAAACCCAAGTGCCTTATGGGCATCGACCGCAGCGGCAATCCAGGACGGCTTGATAATCGCGCTCTCGGTATCTGCGACCGGCTCACCTTCCCAGACATGCAGGTACAGGTCGTAATCGCGCTCCCGGCATTCCTCCATTTCATCGCGCAAGGTCTGAGTGAAATATTCATTGTCCGGGTAGTTGACCTTAATAACGGCTGCATCCTTGGGCGGGTTTGCTATAAACCGCTGATAGGTATCATCCAGTATGTTCTTCGGGTTGAAGCTGGCCCATATCTCCGAGCCGTCCTTACGGATGGTCGGGATAAGCACGTTCCAACTCTCTTTTGTCACCGCGTGGGCTTCTTCTACCCAGCAGATGTCAACGCCTTCTAAACTCTTCACCTTGTCCGGGTCGTTCTTCACACCCATAAAGATGAACTCAGAGCCGGTGACCAGGTTAATGATCGTGGTGCGCTGTACATCAAACTCAAGCCGGTAACCGCATCGCTCTATGGTGTCGCTTAATAGTTGCAGCACAGACTCTTTAATGCTGGTCTGCAATTCCCGTGCACACAGAAATCTGTATTTCCCCCGCCTGCTGATCTCTATCAGCAACCGGGCAATTGTCCATGACTTGGCACTGCCCCGCCCTCCATAGGCTACCTTGTAACGGTGCGGCTCGATGAAGGGCTTGAAGGTGTCACTTAGTTCCATTCCTGAATAATGTGGACAACGGCGTTGTCTCTACCTGCATCGGCCCACCATCCGGGCCTGAGTGTTCATGATCCAGCTTGTCACGCCACTTGCCCCTCTGGCGATTCTTTAACCAGAAGATTCCTGCAGCGGTGTCCGGTGGGTAATGCTTGATCAGGTCAGTTGTAACAATCTGACCATCAATCACCTTAATGTCCACATCCGGGTGCTCGTACCCTGTGGCACGGTGAAAAAGCTTGCTGGCTACTTCTGCATCAGCTATCGTCTTTCCCTTTTTTATGGACTCGCAAAATTCGCCATGAGAATGCTTCCAACGATGGATAGTAGCCTCATCCACCTCAAAGAACTCCGCCAGTTCGGCATCTGTGGCACCCAGTTTGCACAGCTTCTCTGCCTGGGATGCATATTCCTCTCGGTATGAGCTTGGCCTGCCTACGGGGTTCTTTTTGGTTGTCATGTCGTTCACATTACTTTTCATTCGGCCAATAAACTGTAATCTCCATTTAACAAAAGGAGATCAAAATGGCAAAAATTGATGAAATTATTTCTGTCGCTAAAGGCGAAAACTATCCTATCGAAGTGCGGATCGCCGCTTTGGACAGCCTGCCGAGCGGACAAAATGAGAACAAATCAGCTGAAATGCTCACGATGGCAAAAAGTAGCACTTACAGTGTGGAGCTAAGAGTCGCTGCAATTAAGGCAGCAGGCAGGTTCGCCTAAGAACGACAGCCCCACGTTTCGGCTATTGCCTACTATGTGGGGCTTGCTGTGTTTCCTATAGAATAAAGGTGTCTAATCTTTCCTATAGGAGTGTTAACTATGAGTAATGATAAAAAACCTGCACAACCACAGAAGCCGGTACAACCAACCCAAAACCAACAGCAATCATCACCTCAACCTAAAACAAAACCAACTGAAATGATGTATGTCCAGGATTCTGCTGACAAAATTATTCAGCACAAAAATAAAAAATGAGTAAGCACTAAAAATTTTAGCGTCACTGCAACAGCAACGCATGGTGTTAAAGCTACCATGCGTCTTGCTTTATCAAGATGATTTGCCATGCTTGTAGTTATTTGCTGAAGCTGATTGCACGCTTCGTCCATATCCCATATACGCCACCGCCTTAATTCTTCCAAGGTGGTCTTCGCTGGGAAATACAGTTTACTTGGTGAGGTTGTCGCCATTGGCCTACGCTTGGTTCTAATGCATGTATTAAGCAAATAAAATCCACATCCAACCCATCCAAGCATGAATATCAAAAGCCCAATAGACACGACACTCCATTGCTCAGAGCGGAACAACAGCATAAACGATGCACCAATCCCAACAATAAGCAGGTTCAAAAGTCTATCACTTGCATCCTTAAGGTCTTTGTAAGATGACTCAAATCTTTCAATAGTTGCCAATGCTTGTGATTCAAGGTATGCGACCGTCTCATCGTCTGCATCCAAGAAAAAATCTTCTGGTGTAGCCATAGCACTATTTTAACCCGCTTTACCCAATAAAAAAGCCACCGCTTGGGTGGCTTCATTTTCTCTTGTTACGCAATTCGTCCCGAGAATAGACAAATATTACCTTGAGTGTTACCAAAAGTCAAGAAATTTCTGCTTGTTCAGTTATTTCGTTGTTCAGTATCACAGAGAGCTTCTTCAACGCCTCCATTTCTAAGCTGGCTGAATATTTGCCAATGATCTGTTTTGTTATCGTCAAGTCCCTCAGAGATTTATTGTACCTGTCTGCAATGTCACGTAACGACGGTGGAGCGATCTTTCTCCCCTTTTTGTTGTACCTGGTCAAACCATAGAAATTAGCTGTTAGCTCCAGCAATGCATCACCCTTGATCTTGCATGCGCTTTCAACATAAGCAGCCATACCCTCAATGCCATCTGATTTAGTAAATACATTGATCCGGTTGTCGTACTGACCATACCGCGCCCAGATGGCATCTCTTTCCGGCGCAGGAAGCCTCTCTTCCACCTTCTGGCGAATCAGAGCGCACTGGCTTCTCCATTCCTGCTGACTCATCCCCTTTGTGTTGACTACCGGCTCAGGTATGCCCTGGAAGACATGCCCACTATTTTCCATCAGATGCTGTATGCAGATTTCTGTCTGTCCTTTGGTGCTGGGGATGACGATCTCCATCAGAAAAGAGACATGCACGGCCTGGACAATGCTTTTGAAGATTGGTTCTGTCATCTTGTCTCCATCAAGTTTTTTACAGTGACGTTCAATGCATCCAGCTCATCCATCTTTGCAATGGCCCATGCTCTCCTTTGTCCATGGATGCCTAAAATGCTTCCCTGGTGACAATCTTTGCAGAGCGCAATACATATGTATTGATTTCCTTGTTTAACGTGGTGAGCGTCACTAGGGCCAGATGCACCGCATACTGAGCAAGGCAAAAGTTTGACTTTGGTAAGATGATTTCTTTCTTTGGCAGTCAGTTTGTTATTCATCAGAACGCCTCCACCTGCCATGCTGAACTAACCTTCTTGATCGCAAAAAATCGAAACGGGTACATTTCTGCAGCTACTTTGATCTTCACTCTCGCATCGTCCTGCCAAAAGCCTTTGACCTCATGCATTTCCATCTGACCATCAGCAAGCATCACAGCAAAATCAGGGGTATAAAATGTCTTATCTGCCAACCGCAGCTTCACCCCCTCAAATGCATACCAAGCGATCTCGCCAGCCTTCTTTCTAAGCTCCAGCATGTCTGCATACTGCTGCTCAGTTTTATTCATCTGTCCTGCTTTAAGTCGGCCAAGGGCATACAGGGCTTTATTGCTCATGCTGGCACCCCCTGCCGCTCGTCAGTAAACACAATGCCAAGCTCAGTTACCGCATACGCTTCAACCTGTTCGACAAATTCTGCAAATTTCTCAACCGATAGTTTTTTGCTGCTTTTGCCAACGACACGACCATTGGGAAGTTCAATCACGCCGATAAACTCCTGCTTAAAAAATTCATGCCAGCATTCGGCGCTGTACCTGCGACCATCTACACGCGCTTTCTTGGCAATTTGAGCCAGCACGCCATTGCTCCAATACCGCGAATTCTGATCAAGTGTGCGGGTGCGCTCAATTGTTATGGTGCTACCCAGCTTCGCCTGTTTCACAGCCTGTAAAGCCTCCTGGCGCCGCTGTCCATTGGATAAGTAAATTTCACTCATGCCGCACACCCTCCAAAACCTTGTAAACCGTATCCCTGGCACATCCGTATTTCTGCGCAATCTCCGTGATCGTCGCTCCAGCCCGGTACATCCTGATAATGGCCCTGCGCTGATCCGGTAACAGGCTGCGCTTTTTGCCACGCCTTGGCAGAATCGGCTTGCCTTGTATGACCATCACCATTTGCCCGATTGCGTTCATTTCCTTAAATACCTTCTTATTACTGCTTACTACCTTGAGTATTCATATTTCCTTTGGTGGACAGACCTAGCCCATCCTGGGTAGGCCTTCACATGTATTTCCCCTGGAGCCACATGACCCGACAGCCGTTCGATGT